GTCGAAGGCTTGGCAGTGTACCAAGCGCTTTGTGTTCTTCTGTGCAGGGGTACAATCTGGCAAGACCACTTTCGGCTCTGTGTGGATAATAAATGAATCTGAGAAGATGGGGCCAGGTGATTATTTGATAATAGCTCCGACCTACAAGATACTCTGGCAGAGTACATTACAGAAATTCAAGGAGCTCGTCCCTCGTGGTTGGGGCATATTCAATAAGGCAGAATCATCATTCAGGACAATAGATGGCAGGACGTTCTTTCTGCGATCTGCTGAACACCCGGAGTCGATAGAGGGGATAACTGCCAAGGCTATCTGGGCGGATGAAGCGAGTCTAATGAAAGCCGATGCCTGGCTGATGATGCAGGGCAGGGTGTCGAGGACACAAGGACGGATTCTCTACACGTTCACCCCCATTGCTTTGAACTGGATTCACAAAGAGCTTGAGAAAGATAAGGCAAGAGTATTGAGAGGCGATCCTAGCGATATAGAGTTTATCCAGTTTCGGTCAGTTGACAGTCCCTATTTCCCCAAAGAGGAGTTTGAGAGGGCGAGGCGGATGTTGACCCCTACTCAATTCCAGCTACGGTATGAGGGCATATTCGGCAAGGCTGAGGGATTGATATATTCTGATTTCTGCGAGTACAACATAGTGGATGATTTTGCCATTCCCCGGGATTGGACAAAGGCAGGGGGCATAGATTGGGGGTACAACAACCCGTTTGTTGCATTGGAGGGAGCGTTGAGTCCAGACGATGTGCTTTACATCTACAAGGAGCGGTATATGAGCCGTTGCCTATTGAAAGAGCATGCAGAGTACCTAAATCCTGAGATAACTTATTTTGCCGACCCGTCCGGGAAGCAGGAGATAGAGGAGATGATAGCGATGGGATTTGATGTCCAATCTGCCAATAACGATGTGAATCTGGGAATCCAGAAAGTGAATGAGAGGATAAGACCGACCACAGATGATATGCGGTCAATACGGTTGAAAGTATTCAGATCCTGTGTTAACACTATAAACGAGAAGTCACTTTACCGGTACGACAAGGACAAGGAAAGGCCAGTGAAAGAGGACGATCATTGTATGGATGCAGAGCGGTATCTGCACATGGGTCTGGATGAGTGGAGTGAAAGAGGGGACATAGAGTGGGTGTGATATGAATACTCAAGCCATAAATCTTTTATACTATCTCTCCGATAAGGTTTATTTTGTGGAAAAGAGAAAAGGCGATGAATTCGAGACTTTAAATAAATGTATACAAATTATGTAGTATTAATTATTATGGAAATTAAAAATAACGATGATTTTAGAATTGGAGTCAATGTCATTTCATAGAAACAGTTTTGGGCGTATGGAAATGGAAAAATCAAACAATTTAGATTCTAATTTAATCTCTATTAATTATGTAGGGATTAATTTTTTGTTTTTCATGAAGATTGCATTATCTAGGATAAAAGTTTGTCGCTGTGCGAGATTTTGCTGATGGCTTTTATAAAACTTGAAAAGTCGACTATCCGAGGGATAAATCTGTCCTCATATCACCGATTGGATTTCATTCGCATGATTTACAAAAAAACGCACACTCAGCCCGAGAATCTGTCCTCCTGCCACGAGATGGAAAATAATTGTGTCTTCCTAAGAAATCGCTACATTTCAGAAAAAATCTGTCATTTGACACTGATTTTACAGGGGGGAATTGCCTATTTTGCGATATTTTCACTCAGACTTGGGTTTTCCTCAAAAATCGCACGAAATGAAAAAGAATCTGTCACCCTGTCAGGCTTGAAAAAAGATTTAGGTTTTTCAGATAAATCACTTATTTCCCAAAATGATTTAATGCCTTTTCACGGAATGGATCATAATCGTATGTTTTACAATAAATCGCATAATCTTAATTCTGATTTAATGTCTAGCAATTGTGTAGTCTTTATTTATTATGTTTTGAGGAAAATCGAATGTTTCATGTTTCAGATTAATGTCTATTCATTATGTAGGGTTTAAATTTATGATTATCAAAAAAATCGAAGATTTCGAGGATAGAATCAATGTCATTTCAGGAAAATAATATTAAGCATATAAAAGTAAAGAAATCGATTATTTCAATCATTGATTTAATGTCTACAAGATACGTAGGGATTAATATTGTGAAAGCAAGAGGAAGTGCTTTATTTGGGGTATTGAATTAATGTCTAGTAATTATGTAAGATTAAATTTAGTGAAAGTAAGAAAAACTGCATTGAAATAAGAATATGAACATAATAGAGAGAGCAAGCTATTTTATGGGAAAAGCCCGAGGACTCTACAGCAAGGGCATAGAGGACGCATTCAGCACCAGTGGCACCAGGCCATCAGTGGGAGATAGTTCAGCTTTTGTAGATCCTTACGAGTGGGGGTCATATCTAACTGATAGCAGAAAGCCCTCAACCAAAAGTCAGTTTATAGAAAGCAACCTTGGCTGGGTCTTTATCTGTGTCAAGCTCAACTTCCAATCTGTTGGCTCACAGCGTCTGAGGCTCTATGTGTCAAAAGCGACTAAGGGCAAGAAGTATGCAACAATAGAAACAAGGTCTGTGGATAGGCAGCGATTGAAATGGCTATATACGCAGACTAGCCTCGATTCCTGGCTGACTAAAGCCCAAGAGATAGAGGAGGTCACGGAACACGCTTATCTCGATCTTATGAAAGAGGTCAATCCCTATCATGGCAGTCGTGAGCTGAAAGAGTTTACGACAATGTTTATGGACTTGACTGGGGAGTGCTACTGGTTAATGCTCAAGGACGGGTTGAAAGTGCCGAGGCAAATTTGGGTTATTCCCTCACAGTTTATAAATCCTGATTATGGCGATTCGTTAAAAGATGCGATAAAAGGCTATATCTACAGGAGAGGCAATGTAGAGCTCACACTCAAGCCGGAAGATGTGGTTATGTTCAACACCCCGAATCCCAAGAACATCTTCTCTGGATTCTCGACCATCAAGGGTGTGGCGGATGCCGTCTATATCCAATCGCAGATGAATGAGTTTGAGACATCGATATTTGAGAATAGGGCAAGGATTGGCGGTGTGATTGAGGAGACGGAAAATGTTGGTAAAGAGGCAAGGAAGAGATTTAGGGAAAAGCTAGATCAGGAGCATACGGGACCTAAAAAAGCTGGAAAGAAATTATATCTGCCCAGAGGCTTGAAATTCACAAAGGATGCCATGACACCCACAGAGCTTAATTTCATAGAGGGTAGGAAGGGCAATCGTGAGGAGATCTGCACGGCGCTGGATGTTCCATTTGGCATGTTTGACCCGCACTCTAATCGGGCTGTGGCTGAGGCTGCCGGATACCAGCACTCCAAGATAGGGATACTGCCCCGATGCGACAGGTTCTCCGAGAAGATGAATGAGAGGGTATTGCCATTATTCGATGAGAAGCTGTTCTGTGCATTTGACGATCCAGTGCCACAGAATAGGGAGCTTATCCTGAAAGAGCAGATAGGACGGGTGAAAGGCAATATCATGCTGATAAACGAGGCCAGGGCAGAGCAGGGACTTGAGCCCATCGAGGGTGGTGATGAGATGCTAGTTGACAACAGGCTTATTCCGATTAGTATGGCAGGGGCTAAACCAGAGATGCCAGAGGAGGAGGAAGAGCAGATTATGAGCTTTAGCAAAAAGGTGACTGAGAAGATAAGGGAGATGCTAGGATGATTTATATAAATAAGGAGGCATAATGCACGAAAGATATACTTGTATATGTGGCAGTCAAATATGGACGATTTGTGGGGCCATAATCGCTTGCGATAAATGTGGTAAAGAATATAGCTTAATATGGCTAGATGATGAAATGGAAAATTCCAAGGATTTCAATGAAAGGGAAATACCAAAATGATTTATAGGGTTTTCATTGGATTTGATACTGGCGGAAAACCCATCTACTATAAGTGGCATTGTAATTGTGATAAATGCTTGGCAACAGGAGGTCAATGTAGTGAGGTTACACAGGCTAATTTTGATGAGGATAAGGAGAAGTCACAAGATTCCGCTCTCTATGCGAGCTTGAGGAGATGAGATGAAGCCTATTTTATTGACTAGGAAACAGATGGAAGAGGAAAGGAAGAGAAGTAAAAATCTTGGGTGGCCATATTTGCCTGCCATATACAAAGTACCTCCAAGGAAGAAAAGGAGGGAGGAGTTAAAATGAATTCAAAAGAAAAAGCTTTTTTAAAAGATTATGAAAGAATCTGCAATAAACATGAAATGCGATTTAATTGTCAAGGCAATATAGAACGAAAGAAATCAATTTTTGACACAAAGACGAAACCAACTACTGTACCCTCCATGAGAGACCCAGTTCCTAAAATGATGTAAATGATTAACCCATCCCTACTCTCCGACTCTCTAGCCGCTCAAGTGGCAAGTGAGGTCATCTATTCCAAGCTTGAAAAGGCGACCATTGAACATCTGACCAATGAGATCATGGAGAGTGCATCAAAGGAATTGCTGGACATTTCGCTTGTCTATGTAGAGGAGTTGAAGCGCAAAGTATTTTTTGAGAAGCTATTCAAATCCCTTGAATCCCACGAGAAGAAGATCGGGGCAATGATTATAGGAATATGGGAAGAGCAGAGAAAGATAATTATCTCTAATCTAAAGAAGATGAAAAAGACATGGTTGGTAAAGGATGCGATTGATCAAATTCTCTATCCCAGAAAACAGTTTGAGGTGAAGATAGCAAAAGAGATTAGACCAATTCTTGAGTCACTTATGGAAGAGAGAGGGGAGGAGGAGATAGGGAGACTTAGGAAACCTAAGAAACAACCAGCAGAAGTAGGGATAGCTTTTGATATAGAGAACCCAAATGTTCAAGCATGGCTTAATACCTATATTCCAACGTTTTCAATTAAACTTGAGGCAGTCAGTATAGATAAACTGAGGGCTGAATTGATAGAAGGGATGGCAGCAGGTGAGGGTGTTCCAGAATTGGCAAAACGGATTAATCTGGTATATGATAACTGGAATAAAATCCGCTCTGAGGCCATAGCACAGAATCAGGCTTCGCGGGCTTCTAATAGGGCAGCATTAGAGAGTTATCGCCAATCGGGAGTGGTAAAGAAAAAGGTATGGATCACCCATCTTGATGCTAAAACTTGCTTAAGTTGTAGGCGACTGGACGGTAAGGTTATTGCATTGGATAAGAATTTCTTCAACAAGGGTGATCCCGATGAGGTGATAACAGCAGGAAAAACTACATATACATTCAAGAATGATTATGAGGATATTGCTACAGCTCCAAGACACAATAAGTGCCGATGTGCCATAGGTCCTTGGATTAAGGAGGCTTAAATGCCTTGGTGTGAGAAGTGCAATGATTTTCATCTTGGTCCACAGGATTGTCCATGTGGTGCAAGCCTTAGTGAAGGAGAAAAAGAAGTAATGAAGCTTATTGCCGAAGGAATGAGCAATGATTATATTGCCAAGAAACTATACCGAAGTATAGGTGCTATTAGATCTCGCATAAAGAGCCTATATTTTAAACTCGATATTGACGGAAATAAATACGATAAAAGATTAAAGCTTGCCCTATTAGGACAAGAGCAAAAGGAGGTTTCTGATGGAACTCAGAACAGATCGCTTTAAGTTTAAGGAGCTTTTCCCCGAGAAGGCTAAGAAATACGCTCAGAAGCTACATATAAAAGCCGATGAGATTGAGTTTGTGAGGAAGGGCATACCCATTGACCCGAAGGACATAGAGATTAAGGAAGGAGAGAGGGCAGCCATACGATATGTGACGACACCTCATCTGGACAGGGACAGTGAGATCCTTATCCCCACAGGTGCTATGCTGGATGATTTCCGGCAATCGCCATCTGTTCTCTATGCACATGACTATAAAGGATTGCCCATTGGGAAGGACCTTTGGATAAAGCCCACTGCCAAAGGGGTTTTGGCTAAGACCCAGTATGCCAAGCACCAGTTCGCAGAGGATGTTTATCAGTGCGTCAAGGGCAAATTCCTCAACTCCAACTCTGTGGGATTCATTCCTGTAGAGTCTGTGAAGCCAGATGACAAGAAAGCTTTTGCTGAGTTGCAGGAAACACTTGAGAAGGATTTTGAGATTCCAAAAGATGAGAGTGGGAAGGCTAAGAATATTTATACAAAATGGATAATGCTTGAGCACTCCGATGTCCCTGTGGCTTCCAATGCCCAGAGCTTGAATTTGGCTGTGTCGAAGGGCGATTTGCCTATTCAGTCTGAGCGGTTGAAGAAGGACTTGGAGATCGAGGTTGTGAAGAATAAGAAGGATAGAGAAATTATAGTAGAGAAGGATAAAGAAAAAACCCTAGAGGAAATTATGGAAAGTGGAGAAGGTGGAATCTTAGATGAAAAAGGAAATGAGATGACATTGAAAGAATTTAAAGACAGGCTGATTACAGTGGAAAAGGACGAGGAATTAGATATTAAATTAGCAAAGGAAACAATAAGTGTAATCACCAAACCCGAAACAATCGGTGAATATCACCATGTTCCCGTAAATACAACTTGCAAGATA